TCATTGGGCTGCCTCCGGTGCCATTTCTGGCGTCCAGTCAGGGTCGGGCATCGAATAGAGCTCGTCGAGCCATGCATTAACAGTCCGTGCCTCCTTCGCTTTGGCGCGTTCCTCGTGCCGCATGAGACGAGTGATTTCTGATGCCGCAGCTCGGATCGCTTGGACGCGGGTCCGATAGGTCATCGGGCATGCATACATGGCGGGGTACGCGTATCCGTATCCCGGGGACACCTGGAGCTCGAATCCGTAGATCCACACACCTTCCTCGGGCTGTGCGAGTTGGATTTCGGCGGGAGATTGCCCGTTGCGCTTCGATGCGGGGGCCCTGATCCTCTCGCAGTCAACGAAGTCGCCTTCGTCATTTGCAATGTGGATGGGATGTTTCTTCTGGCGCGCTGGCAGGTCGAGCACATCCTCGAGACCGGCAAATGCGCGATGGACACCCTCGATGGTTCCCGGCGAGAGCTTGCCGAAGCATGTGTCGTGCAGGACCGACTGCAGCGCCTGGAAAAGTTGCTTTGACTGCTTCTCGCTGATCTTGGAAGGCGTGGCGGCAGTCGGGCCGGTAAGTGCCAGTGCTGGCGCCTGTGCCACGGACGGGGCATCTGCTGCCGTCGTCGCGGGGGAAGGTGTCGCAGCGTGGGCGGTGGCCGTCGACGATGCATGCGTGGACGGCTGTGCTTGATCCGGCAGAGCATCGATCGGGGGCGTCGCTTCGAGGTACTTCTTCGTGACCTTCTGTTTGCCGGCTTCCGCAGCTTTGGAGATCCCGACGACGATGCGTTCGAGTGCCTTGTCTCCGCCATGCTGGCGGATCTGTTCGATCGCCAGTGTGCCGGCGATGGTGCCGTCGCGTACGAGCTGGTGCAGTTCGGCCGGCGCGCGTTCGAGCAGGGCAACATCGCGAATCGTTTGGTCCGTGACGTTCAGCCGCTTGCAGATCTCTGAGAGGGTCATGCCGTGAATGTCGCGCAGCTCGGCGACGGCCGCAGCCAAATCAAGGGGCGACGAACGCTTGCTGTCGTTGCTGAGGTAGCCGTCGATCACCATGTCAGCACGGTTGACGGTCTTGGCGTCACGGACGACGACGGGGATCTTGCCAAGGTTCTTTCCGGCCTTGATTACATTCCCGGCCGCGAGGTAGCGGTGTTGCCCCTTGTAAACGTAGAGTAAATCCTTGCCGTCGACCTTTCGCGCGTAGCAATGGAGCGGGGAACCCTTGTCGTATCCGTTCGCGGAGATCAGGGCAGTGAGATGCGTCACCCACTCTGGATCAACCGGGCGAACGTTGTCCGTCGGGTCATAGTGCAGTTGCTCGTAAGGGACCATCCACAGATCTGCCGACGTCGCGCCGGCTGCGGCTGCTGCAGCCTTGATGTTCCCGGTCGGAATCGGTGCGGTCAGGTCGAGAGGTTGGGTGCGGTCGTCCATCATGCGATCCTCCGGCGTTGAACGAGCTGTTCGAGGCGTGCGACTTCGAGGTCGATGCTCTGACGGAACAGGCGCAGATAGCGCAACGCCTGCGCGGCGGAATCTTGCAGAGAGTCGGCCGTGACCTCGAGCGGATACAGGTGCGGGAACGAGACGGCGACGTGGCTCCCTTGGTTGCGCGTGACGATCGGATGGAACGCGGGCCGCGTGTGCATCGAGCCGGCGGTGACTGCCGCGTATGCCGCCCGTCGGGGCTTGAACGTGTCGTCGGGGGCGCTGGTGTACGTGCCGTCCGCTTGCTTGCACGGGATCGGAAGCGGCGGGGCAGCATCAGATCCGGCCAGCCAGTACACAAAGCGCAGATCGTGAGGGCGCGGCTGGCGGCGAAGCAGTCCGCCGCGAGCGAGCTTGTCGATGTGCTGTGCCGCGACGCTCGCCATATCCGGGAAGTGCGTTCTGCAGACCTCGTCGGACGTCATCGCGCGCGTCAGACGGCGGAACACGTCGAGGATGCGAATGGTGAGGTCTGCGCGTTGACCTGCCGTCAGGTCAACGAACGGATTGAGCGGCTGTGCTGCATGTGCCGGTGCTGACGTCATGCTGCCTCCCGGATCGTGAATGCGCGCGGCTTACGCGGTTTCTTCGCCTTGGCGATCGCAGCGGATGCGGCGACGCCTGCTGCGCGTTTCGCGTCGCGCAGGCGCTTGATGGCGGTGGCGCAGTCGGCCTCGCTCGGGACCGAGATCTGCGTGCCGGCGATCTCGGCCCCGTCGAGGATCATGTAAAGCGTGTGCAGGCTGTCAGGAAGGGGGCGTCGAGCGACGACGTACTTGCCGACGAGAATCGGCGTTGTCGGGCGCTTTGCGTTCCGGTCGTAACGAACGACGGTTCGCAGGGACAGTGTGTCGCGACGCTCGACGTCGAAAAGAGGCTTGGTTTTGACTTTGATTCGCGGCATGGCAGGTCTCCATGACGCCGGGGCCGCTTGCCCCGGCAGGGTCGGGGCGGTTTAGGCGGTGACTCGGTAGGCGGTCGGCGGCTCATCGACCGGGCCGTCTTGGAACACGTTGACGACAATGAACAGCAGGGCTGCGACGAGGGTCCAGCGGAAGATCGCCGACTTCTCAAAGTTGCTTTGGCGGGCCGGCTCGGACGGCGTGACGGGGGGGTGTTGTTCGCCGCGAAGCCAATCGCGGCGGACGGTGGACTGATGGTCGAACATTTTCATGGGCTTCTCCGATGACTGCCCAGACGGCAGCAATGGAGTTGCATGTTAGGTATTCCTTTCGTTTTTTGCAATAGGAATTCCTAACTATTTTGCGCTTAGCGCTGCCTCGTCGTCAATGAGCGAACGAGCTAAGCGCAGCGAATCCCATTGAAAGGTGTTGTATTCTTCCGACTTAATACTGTATGTTTATACAGTGTTCAAGCGAAAATATTGCCGATGGGAGGTTGTTGCGGGGCTATGTCAACAGGGGAATTGCGCTGCAAGCCGGGCGATGTGGCGATCGTCAGTCGATGCCGGAACCGGGCGCGTATTGGTGTACTGGTGCGGGTTATCGGCCCGCACAGCAGTGAAGACTTCGATTGGGATGTGGAACTTCTTGGCGGCTCGATCAGAGGGCGCGGAGTGCGTTCGGGGCAGGTCGGAACGCACCGCAGAGCCGCAGTATTCGACTGGAACCTTACCCCTCTTGCGGGTCAGGCGCATTCAGATCAAGAAGATCACCGGACTGCTGTCCGCGCAGGTCTTCAAACACCTTGAGGGTTTCAAGCAGCGCGACAAACGCCGTGGACGGCAACCCGACCTTGTCTGCTTTGGAAAGCGCATCAACCAGCGCTTGAGCATGCACGCCGAGCGTCTCCTGTTTCTGAGGCGCGGGGGCATTGACCCGGCGTTCCATCTGTCCTTCTCCGGTGGCAAGCCACCAAGGATCAACGTTCAGGAATTCGGCCGCGAGCAGCAAATTCGCCCCCTCCATCTTCTTTGTCTTCCCGCTCAACCAGTCGCTGACCGAGGGGGCTCGCACTCGGCACGCCCGTGCCAAATCCGCAGCCCTTTTTTCGGGCGGCAACTTCATTGCCTGTTCCAGGCGTTCGGCTAGTGTCGTCATTAGGAAAGCCTAACTGAATGGGCGAAAGGAATGCCTTGCATTTTGTGTAAGGAGCGCCTAACATTGCGGCATGAATACGCTCCTGAAACGTGACCCATACGCGTGCGCCGTGATCGATGCATTTGGGGGAACGGCTGCAACCGCCACCCTTTGCGAAGTCCGGATGCCGTCAGTGTCGGAATGGCGTCGAAACGGCATTCCGCGAGCGCGTCTGTTGTTCTTGAAGCTCGCGCGTCCTGACCTGTTCGCCTCTCTGGATTCACACGACGAGTCGTCGTGAAGCGCTCGCTGTGCGTGACCTCAGTCGTTGCGCACCTTATGAGCCGAATCTTAGTTGCGGCCCCGAGTGCGCGACAGGATGAAAGCTACCGTCTACCAATCTCCCACGATGACCTGCCGATACGACAGTACCGAATGGCTGGACGTGCTCTACACGTCCGTTCGCAACACGCCCGGCGGCGTCGCCGACGCGGCGAACTATCTGACCGTCCGCCGTGGAAAGAACATCACCGCCGAGTCGTTGCGTCTGCGCTTGCGCGGCGTCGGCGACAGCCGCTTGTCGATGGAAATGTTCGAGCTGCTGGTCGAGTGGATGCAGGAGAAGGCCGAGGCGAAAGTGCATGCGCTCGATGCGTTGCATGCGCTGAATGCGCGTTTCGGCCTTGTCGCTGAACACGTCGACGAACAAGCGACCGAGGACGCGCTCGAGCCGGGCGCGATGCGTCTCGTCTCGACGGCGCTGCATCTACAGGCTCACGTCGGCCGCGTGGCCGATGACGTGACGCGTGCGCTCGAGGATCAACGTATCGACGACCGCAAGGCCGAGGAGATCATCGCGACGGGGCGCAAGGGGCAGCGCCTGTTTCAGCGGCTGATTCATGCCGCCCGGAACCTCGCGAAGCGCCGTCGGCGGTGATATGGAGCGATTCAAGCCCGACATGGGGTGTTGTCGCGTGTGGCGCGAGCAGGTGGAGTTGTGCTGCGAGTATGGGCAGCGGCTCGCCTGCGCCACGACCGCGCTCGCCTATCGATTCGACAACGCTCCGGATCAGGTCGGCCGATTCCTCTCGGACCTCATATCGACGTTCCCCAATCGCCTCGCCGTGTTCCTCGCGGAAGCAGGGCGGGCCGGCAAGGTCAACGTGTTCATCGGGGTCGCCGCCCGTTCGTGTGCGGCGCTGCCTACCAAGGCGGAACGCCACGCGTTCCGCGACCAGATCGTCGGCCAGCTTTGCGCGGCCGACCTTTCCGCGTTCGACGACCAAATGTCCGCTGAGTGGCGTCGGCTACGCGGCAAATAACCGGAGACCAAAGTGACTTTGCAGAGCGTAAGCAGCGGCCTGCGCCGCCGGCATTCGATGCCGCAACGCAAGACGATCGGAACCGACGTGTACAGCGCAGGCCGGAAGGCGTGGCGCTCGACCCTCCATCAACGTGAACTGGAAAGGAGAATTGCTGAATGTCGTCGCTAGACCAGATCCGCGCGCAACTCGCGGCAGCCGACCATCCGTTACCGGCCGGCCACCCAATCGCGGACGGTAAGCACCACCGCTATGGTCCACGCAAGAAGTACTGGTATCAGCTCCGCGAGGTCGTGAGCAAAGGGGCGGTGATCGGGTACTCGGGCACCTTCGGCCATTTCTCCGGCGACGATCCCGGCACCGAGCGTTTTCGATGGGACGGGGCCCCGTTGAGCGACGAGGAGCTGGCGGAAACGCGTCGTCGACAGGAAGCGATCGAGCGCGAGCAGGCCGAGCGTGATGCTCGGCAGGCGAAACTTGCAGCGAACCGCGCGCAAGACCAGTGGGGCCGTGCGGACGAGCGCGGTTCCTCCGCGTACCTGGACCGCAAGAAGATCACGCCAGAGGGCGTCCGGTTCGACGAAGACGGCACGATGTTCGTGCCAATATTCCAGTATGGAGGCGATGAGCCGCGTCTGGTTGGTCTGCAAAAGATCACGCCGGACGGCGCGAAGCGCTTCAACAAGGGCATGCAGAAGAAGGGGGCGGCGTACCTGCTCGGCGACGTCGCGGCGGACGACAGGATGGTGCTGGTTGCCGAAGGTTACGCGACAGGCCGATCGATCCGCATGGCGACACATGAAGCCTTCGCGCTGTCGGTGTGCTTCGATGCGGGCGGCATTCTGCCGGCCGTACAGCATCTGCGCGCCGCGTATCCGGATGTGCACATTCTCGTCTGCGCGGATGACGACTGGAAGATCGAGCAGCGGATGCGCGAGTGGCTCGCGGAGGAATTCGCGTTCGCAGGCGAGCTGGTCTACGAAGCGTCACCGATCCGGATCGAAGCGAAGAACACGTGGTACATGGTCGCAGCGCACAAGCGCGTCGATGAGAACGGCGTCGCGTATGTCGAGGTGACATACGGCAATGACGTGATGCCGCAGCGCCGGAAGCGATTCGAGAACGCGGGCTTGAAACGGGCGCACGAAGCGGCAGCAGCCGTCGAAGGCGTCAGCGTCGTGCATCCGGCGTTCACGAATCGCGGCGAGCGCAAGCTGACCGACTTCAACGACTTGCACGTCGAGGAGGGGATCGGCGTTGTCGAGCGACAGCTCCAGTCGGCAATCTTGGCCGTTCTCGCGCCAGCGAACGAGGAGATTCAGCCGGCCGTGATCGACGTTCCGACCGATGTGCCCGCGCCGGCCGCGTCGTCCGCTGCCGCAGAAGATGATCCGTGGCACGGTCACGAAGTGGAGAACGGCGCTCACACGTGGGAGCGGGATCTCGCGCGGTCCGACAAGGGCACGCTGCTGCCGACGCTCGGTAACGTCCACCTGATCCTGTCGAATCACAAGGCATGGCAGGGCATCATTGCGCAGGACGACTTCGCTGGCCGCGTCGTCAAGCGTAAGGCGCCGCCATTCCCGCAAGGCGCTGCAGGCGAATGGACGGACATGGACGACTATCGGTGCACGCTCTGGTTGTCGCAGAAGTATGGGATCTCGGTGCGGCCGGACATCGTCATGAGCGCGGTGCTGTTGGTTGCCGATGCGACCCACTTTCACGACGTGCGCGAGTATCTGAACGGTCTCGAATGGGACGGCGTCGAGCGCGTGCGCGCGATGCCGTCGAAGTACCTGCACGTCGTCGACAGCGAGTATGTGCAGCTCGCCTTCATGAAGTGGATGATCGCGGCCGTTGCGCGCGTTGTGGAGCCGGGCTGCAAGGTCGACAACGTGCTGATCCTCGAAGGCCGGCAGGGCTGGCGGAAATCGACCGCGCTGAAGGTGCTTGCCGGTAAGCAATGGTTCACCGACACGCCGATCCAGATCGGCAACAAGGACACGTACGCGGTCATGGCCGGGAAGTGGATCATCGAACTGGCCGAGCTGGACTCGCTCAACAAGACCGACTCGTCGGCCGCTAAGAGCTTCTTCGCGACCGAGACGGACAGATTCCGAAACTTCTACGGCAAGCGTGCGACGGACGTCCATCGTCAGTGCGTGTTCGCCGGCTCGGTCAACTTTGATGCGTACCTCAAGGATGAGTCGGGCAACCGGCGTTACTGGCCGCTGCGTTGCGGCGGGCTGGTCGATATCGACGGCATTGCGCGCGTGCGAGATCAGCTCTGGGCCGAGGCCGTGCACCTGTACCGCGAAGGTGTCGTGTGGCACGTGACCGAGGCCGAGCGTCCGCTGTTCGAGGTCGAGCAGGCCGAGCGCTACGAAGGTGACGTGTACGAGGACGTGATCGGCAAGCAACTGGAGTATGCGGCCCGGACGACGATGGAGGAGATCCTGCGCGATGTCTTGAAGCTCGATTCGTCGAAGTGGACGCTGCCCGAGCAACGCCGCATCGGCAAGGCGCTGAAATCGCTCGGCTGGGTGCGCAAGCGGGAATCGACGGGATCGCGTGGCTGGTTTTACGTGCGGGACGAACACGAACCGGAGCGCGTCTTGGAAGCGGTGGCCGCGGGCGATGACGATAGCCCGCTGTGATGGTTTGGCGCGCTGTGTCGGCATGTTCGGCGCGCTGCTGCGCCAGCTTTGGCGCGCTGTGGACGTCCCAATGTCCCGACGTCCCAAAGCCCGCCACGTGTGCGCGTATGTGCGTGCGACGTGCGCGACGTAGGCGGCGCATGTCGCGCGGGCGCGCGCCCCTGCAAGCCTTTTCCCTTGGGACATTGGGACGTTAGGACGTATTGGAGAGAGTCATGATCGATTTGAAAGAGAGGGCGGGTGTCGCGATGAGCGTTCGTGGTCAGTTCACCGACCCGATTGCCGATCCGAAAGTTACTTTGGGCGCACTGGCCTTTGCGAACGATCTCGGTCGTTTGCTGATCCGGATAAAGGCCGGGCCGCAGGCGACGCCTGCGATGATTCGACGCGCATCGTTGCTGTTGGCACAGATGATCCGGACGTCGGGCCGCTTCAAACGTGCCCGCTTCACGGGCTATACGCGAGATGAGCGCCGCGATCAGCGTGCGGGGCATGCGGTCGAGCGCGCGAACGTCGATATCGTCGAGCGGTTCGCGCTCCGCTTGCTGGACGAGTGGGTGAACGACCAGTGTGTCGAGTGCGGGGGGCGCGGTGTCGTGCGTCGCGTGCGAGTCGCAACGCCGGCAGCGGAATCGTGCAGCGTGTGCGCCGGGAGTGGGCGCGTGTGCATCTCCGAGGAGCGCATCCCATTCTTCAGCGGCCGTAACGGTCCGCTGGTGTTTCGGGAATACGAACCGTGCAACGAATGCGGCGGTATGGGGCGCGTTACTGCGACGCCGGCCGCAGATTCCAAGGGCCGGCATATCTGCCCCGACTGCTCGGGTTCCGGCAAACGGCCAATCGACGATGCGGGCCGCGCACATGCGCTTGGCGTATCGCTCGTCGAGTATCGGCGCAATTGGTCGTGGCGCTTCCACGACATGCTTGCGTTGCTCGATTGCGTGGATGGATCGGTGTCCGACACAATGCGCCGGCAATTGCGAGGATGAAACGTATTCCATTTCAAGAGCGGATCGCTTACACTTCGCACATCCTTTACCGCGTCACTGGATACGTGAGCGACCGCACACTCGTGTCGCAACCTCCGCCCGACAGGCGCATTGAATCGCGGGAGCGCCGCGACAAACGACGATAAAAGTCTGTCGGGATCTGTTGGGAGGGTGTTCGCCCTTACGAAATGAATATCGAAGCCCTGAGTGCGCAAGCCCTCAGGGCTTTTCCGTTTTGCTGGTCCCCTATGCGTTATATTTGCATAACGGCGAGAATGTGGGGCTGGTTATGACGCGGGGCAGCGGTGCCAAGCAACAAGAGGCAAGACAGAGCGACGGGGAGGTCGAGAAGCGAGGCACGGCGCGATTGCGCGACACCATCGAGGCGAATGTGAATGACCTGTATGATAAATACAGGAATGCGCAGAATCGCGATTTTCTTGCGGCGCTTGGTTTCTTTCTGCAAGTGTCAATGTTTCACTACGAGATCGCACGTGAATTGGCATCGCTCGAGACCAATTCGGGTTCCGGATTCGCTCAAGCCTTGGCGGTCAAGGGGGTGATTCATAGGACCGTAGAGTTCGAGAAGCATTTGAGGAATGCTTTGATTCCCCAAATGCATCAGCTTGCTGCGCACTTCACTGCTGATTTGCCGCGACAGAAAACTAGAGATCTGCAGCGGCGATTCAAGCCAGAGATCGCGCAGGTATTGCGTTGGGAGAGGATCAGAAACAAAGCCACCGGTCACTACGACTCTGACATAGCCTTGGTCGTATCGCTTCTTGACGGACTGACCTACGAGCAGGTGATTGCGACAGTGGAAGGCTTTATACGGTACGCCGGAGATCTCTTAGCGTTGTTCACGACAGCGCTCAATGAGGTTCCATCGAAATCGCGGTAACTGCAACGACTATTTCAAAGCCCTGAGTGCGAAAGCCCTCGGGGCTTTTTTGCATTGGAGCGCGAAATGCGAACAAGCTTTGTAGCCGGTTCGGCGGTCACAATTGTTGGCGAGCAGGTCGCAGCGGCCGTCGAAGAGGCGGCGCAAAACGATCCGCGTTCGTGCGGTTTGGCGGAGGGGGATGAGGTGGACGCACTCAGGGCGCTGTCAGCGGCGCTGAGTGCGTCCGAGGATTTCAGCAGGGCGATGTCGGCAGTCTTAGCTCGGCGTCACTTGGGCGTGAACGTCGCCGCCATCTCTACCGTCGACTGCACTTCGTCTATGTAGGTCTCTCGCCATTCCTGCCAGACCGGAAGATTTTCGGCGGTGCTGGTCATTGCTTTCGCAATGCGGGCAAGGAACTCGTGTGAGTCCGGCCGTTCTGAGGCAACTGCTGATAGTAGGGCGGCGGTGAGAGTGCGATGGGCGACTATGCGGCATTGCAGTTCGTCGAGCTTTTGCTTCGTCTTCTCGTCTGTCATGGTGTGGTGGTGTTGGTTGGCCCGCCGGCATTGTCGCATGGTCGCACGGCCCTGCCCCGTGAGGGTTGCGACCGGCCGGGGACCCTCCGGGCGGCGCAACACGCGGGGGCTCGCACCCGCGTTTTTTCTCTACTGGCGAGCTTCCATAGGGGGTCATATTCATGCAGACTCAGCAGCAGATCGCCGAGCATTTGGACCTTGATCAGTCGGCCGTTTCGCGGTTCGTCGACAAGGTTCGGCTCGATTACCGTGCGGCGTCGATCGACGAGATCCGCATCGCATACATTCGCCACCTACGCGAGATCGCCGCAGGCCGCGCGAGCGAGACCGGCATCGATCTCGTCGCCGAACGCGCGATGACCGAGCGCGTCGATCGCGAGATTAAGCTGCTGACGCTGGCGGAGAAGAAGGGCCAGCTCGTCAACGCGGCGCAGCTCGAACAGGCGTACGGCCAGATGGTCGGCGCATTTCAAACGGAATTGCTGGCGCTGCCCGACAAGCTGGTGCAGGAGCTACGCACACTGTACGGCGTCGAGGTCGACGTCGAATGGTTGAACGAGCATGTCTATGGATGCCTTCAGCAGCTTTCTGAATACGACGCAGACGGTCCGGGCAGTGATTCGCCGGATCGCTCAGCTACTGTGTCCGCCCGAGCGGATTGGGACGACGGAATGGGCGCGCAAGCATCGGAGGATGAGCGCGAAGGCGACGGCGACGCCGGGCCGCTATAACCCGAACATCACGCCATGGGTTTTCGGCATGCACGACGCGCTTGACGATCCGACCGTGCAGAAGATCGTGTGCATGAAGTCCGCGCAGGTCGCGTGGACGGACGGCGTGCTGCTGAACTACATCGGCAAGCGGATCGACGTCGACCCGTGCCCGATGATCGTCATGTTCGCGAAAGAGAAGTCCGCGAAGAAGTTCAACCTCGAAAAATTCGAGCCGATGGTCGAGGTAACGCCCCGCCTGTCGGCGAAATTGCCCGTGCACGCGGCGCGTGACAAGAACAACCTGTGGGATCACAAGACGTTCCCGCGTGGTTTCCTGAAGTTCATCACGTCGAACGCGCCGGACGACGTGAAGTCGACGCCGGCCCCGATCGTCGCGGTCGAGGAACCGGACGACGCGAACACGAACGTGCGCGAGCAGGGCGATTCGATCACGCTGCTGGAAGAACGGAACAAGAGCTATTCGGATAGCCGGCGCAAAGTTATTTTTGGCGGCACGCCGACCATCGACGGCTTCTCGCGTATCCAACAGGCGTATCTGACGTCGGATCAGCGTGTCTATCTGGTCCCGTGCCCCGATTGCGGCGAGGAGCATGAACTGGCATGGGAGAACGTGACCTGGAGTGAGGATGCCGAGGTGGCGCATGAGGTGTTCGGCCGGGCACGACCCGAGTCGGCCCGCTACACGTGCCCGCATTGCGGCTCGTTGTGGGATGACTCGGCGCGTATGCGCGCGGTCCGGCACGGGCGATGGGTCGCGACGGCGTCGTTTCATGGCGTCGCCGGCTTCCGGCTGAACGAGCTGGTGTCGCCGTTCCCCGGCTCGCGCATGGCCGAGCTGGTCAAGAAGTGGCTGACGGCCGAGAAAGCGCTGCGCGAGGGCGACGACACGAAGATGCGTGCGTTCGTGAACAATTCGCAGGGGCGCGCGTACAAGTACAAGAGCGATCTGCCCGAGCTGGACGTGCTGGCCGAGCGTGCGATGCCGTACGCGGCATTCATGGTGCCGGCCGGCGGGCTGCTGCTGACGCTCGGCGTTGACGTCCAGCACGACCGGCTCGCGATCATCCTGCGCGCATGGGGGCGGGGCGAGGAAAGTTGGCTCGTCGTGTGGGACGAGATTCACGGCAACGTGCTGCATCAAGAAGCCGATCCGCTATCGGGCGGTGTATGGGGCGCGTTGACCGCGCTGCTGACGCACGGCTACCGGCACGAAAGCGGCGGCATGCTGCGGATTCGGGCGACGTCGATCGACTCGTCGGACGGCTCGACGTCGGACGCCGTATACAAATATGTGCGTGCCGCGCAGAGGGCTGGACTGAACGTGTTGGCGATCAAGGGTAGTACCGAGGTCAACGCGGAGATTTTCAGCGTGCCGAAGGCGTCGGTCGATTCGACGCGCAACAACAGCAAGGCGGCGAAGTACGGGCTGCGTCCGTACATGGTCGGGGTTAGCAAGGCGAAAGACCTGATTCTCGACAACCGGCTGAAGCTCGACGGCGGCGGACCGGGGCGCATGCACTGGTACGTTGGCGTGCGTTCCGACTATCTCGCGCAGGTGACGGCCGAGGTCAAGGTGCCGGGCCGCACCGGTACGAAGCGCGTCTGGCAGAAGAAGGCCGGCGGGCGTAACGAAGCGCTCGACTGCGAGGTCTACGCGCTGCACGCGGCGCGCAGCGTCAAGACGCACTTGATGACCGAGGCGCACTGGCGCGTCGAGCAGGTGCGCGTGTCGCAGGTGTCGTTGTTCGAAGCCGTGCCGATACTGGAAGTGCTGCCGTCCGCGTTGCCGATCGACACGTTGCCGGCCGAGCGGACAGATGTAGATCCGCCGCAGCCGACCGAGCCGGTGCAGCCGGTCGCGAAACCAATCGAAACCCCGCCCCCGAGCGGGGTTTCGCGCATTCAGGGCCGTCGTGTCGGTCGCTCGACGTACCTGAAGCGCCGCTAAACGAAGGAATCGCATGGCATATACAAAACACGATCTGGAACGTATCCAGTCGGCGATCGCCAAGGGCGAGATGGAGGTGCAGTACGCCGACCGTCGCGTGCGGTATCGCTCGATTGACGAGCTGCGCGCGGCGCAGACCGAGATCATCCGTGCGCTCGATGGTGCGAGCGGCCGGTCGCGCATGGTGCGTCTGCGACACGCCGGCAAGGGGGTGCGATGAGCCGAACCTATCCGATGCTGTCGCAGCGTGGCTTCGTCGTGCCGACCCGGCTGAAGGCGGCGGCATACGAGTCGGCGAGCACGGGTGGGGCGCGGGCGAAGTCGTGGAAGGTGTCCGGTGCGGGGCCGAATGCAGCGGCGGTGCAGAACCTGCCGCTGCTGCGGCACCGCGCGCGCGACGCGATCCGGAACGACCCATGGGCGAAGACCGCCATCGCGCGCCTCGTCTCCAACACGATCGGCTCGGGCATTCAGGCGCATCCGCAGCATCCCGACGACGCGACCCGCAAGCGCCAAAAGCAACTTTGGGACGAAACCGGCGAGGAGATCGACGCGGACGGCGTGGCCGATTGGGCTGGCCTGCAGACGCTGGCAGCCCGCACGTTCTTCGGCGATGGCGAGGTGCTGGTGCGACGGCGGCTCCGCAATCGTCGCGACGGGCTGGCCGTGCCGATGCAGATCCAGCTCCTCGAAGGCGACCTGTTGCCTGTCTGCAAGAACGAACGGGTGCCGGGTGGTGAGATCGTGAACGGCGTCGAGTACGACGACGAGGGCCGACGCGTCGCGTATCACCTGCTGCGTCGACACCCCGGCGAGTACAACCGCGCGAGCGTCGACAGCACGCAGACGGTCCGCGTGCCGGCCGACGAGATCGCGCACGTTTTCCTCGCGTTGCGGCCCGGCCAGGTGCGCGGCGTGCCCGAGTTGTCGACCGTGCTGTTGCGGCTGCACTCGCTCGACAATTTCGACGACGCCGTGCTGTTCCGACAGGAGGTCAGCAACCTGTTTGCGGGATTCATCGTGAAGCCGCACGCCGAGCTGGGGCCGCTCGGTGATCCGGTGACGGGCGGGCCGATCGAGACCGATGTCGACGGCTTCTCGCCGGTCGTGTCGCTTGAGCCGGGCGGCATGCAGGAACTGGCACCGGGCGAGGACGTAAGGTTTGCGGCCCCGCCGGGCGCGGGCAACGACTATGCACCGTTCATGCGCCAGCAACTGATGGCGGCAGCGGCTTCGGTCGGCATGCCGTACGAAGTGCTAACCGGTGATCTGCGCGACGTCAGCGACCGCGTGCTGCGCGTGATCCTGAACGAATTTCGCCGCTCGGTTGAGCAGCTTCAGTGGAACGTGTTCATCCACCAGTTCTGCCGGCCCGTATGGCGCTGGTGGGTCGACGCGTGCGCGCTGTCGGGCGCGATGCCGATGCCGGACTACTACCGTACGCGCCGAGATTACCTGCGCGTGCGATGGGTGCCGCAGGGCTGGCCATACATCCATCCGGTGCAAGACGTCACGGCGAAACGGATGGAGATCCGGGCAGGGCTGGCGAGCCGGACGGGCGCAGTGCTGGCCCGAGGCGACGACCCCGAGCAGGTGGACGTCGAGAATGCGGCCGATCAGGCGCGCGAGCAGCGGCTCGGGCTTCGCTATGACACACAGGTGCCTGCCGACAGCGGGCCGGACATGACGGGAGGTGAAGGTGAAACGTAATCGGAAGTGGTGGGACATCCGTGCGCAGGCGAACGCGGATGGCGGCAAGGTGGTCGAGATCCGGATCTACAACGAGATCGGTTTTTGGGGTGTCGACGCGGAGCGATTTATTTCGCAGCTCGACGCGGCCGCAGCGGGCGCATCGTCGATCATCGTCGCGATCAATTCGATCGGCGGTGACGTGTTCGACGCCTTCACCATCTACAACGCGCTGCGGCGCTACGAAGGCAAGGTGAAGGGGCGCGTCGACGGGATCGCGGCGTCGGCCGCGTCGCTGGTGCTGATGGCGTGCGACGAGATCGAGATGCCGGAAAACGCGATGCTGATGATTCACCATCCGCACACGATCGCGGCGGGTGAGGCCGGCGACTTCCGGCGCATCGCGGACCTGCTCGACAACGCCAGCGCCGGCATTCTCGCGGCGTACGTCAATCGCAGCGGCCTGCCGGAAGACGAGGTGCGCGCGATGATGGACGCGGAAACGTGGCTGACGGCCGCACAGGCGAAGGAGAAGGGTTTCTGCGACACGATCGAGGCCCCGGTGAAGCTGGCGGCGTCGGCGAACGCTGCGCCGCTGCTCGCGCGTTTCTCGTCGGTGCCGGATGTTGTCCAGGAGGCGATCGACGCGGCTGGCGATCCCCCCGCGCCGGCCCCTGAGCCGCCGGCACCGCTTCCCGAGCCGCCAGCGCCGTCCGCGCCGATTGTCCCCGACGTCGGAGCGCTCGCCACGCACGTATTCAACATGTTGCGCGAAGCGAACCTGAGCGACTGCGCGGAGGGCGTGATCGCTGCGACAGGCCTGCGTGATCGCGACACGGTCGATCGCGCGATCCAGAACGCGACGGACATCGCGGGGATCTGTCTCGCGGCGAATCAGATGGACCTGGCCGCGCAGTTCGTGGCGAGCGGTCTGACGCCGGACCAGGCGCGTGCACGGTTGTTCGAGCGCATGACGGCGTCGCAGCAGCCCGTGAACGGCCGGCCGGACCCGACATCGACGCCGATTCCGCAGGCGAGTGGTCGCACGGTGCGGTCCTCGGACATCTACGCGGCCCGCCGCGTGGCGAATGCAACTTCTCAACGCTGAAAGGAGCGCTGAATGTCGAATATCAAGACGATGGGCACCTTGCCCGGTGAATTTCTGATCTCCGAAGGGCCGGGCGCGATCTCGCGCGATGCGGTCACGGTGGCGGCCGGCCCCGCGCTCGCTGCCGGCACGCTGCTCGGCGCGATCACGACGGGCGAGTACGCGCCCTACGACAACGCCGGCAAGGATGGCGCGGAGGTCGCGGTCGGCATCCTGTATGCCCCGCTGCATGAGTCGGGCGTCGCGCGTCGCGGCGTCGCGATCATGCGGCTGGCCGAAGTCGACGGCCGATTGCTGACCGGGCTGGATGCCGCCGGCCGCGACGATCTCGCATCGCATCACATCGTCATCCGCTAACCGAAGCGGAACCCATCCATCCGAAGGCCGCGCCGATGCGCGGCCTTTTGTATTTCAGGAACAGATATGGCAGACATCAATCTCTTCAACGACGACGCGTTCTCGCTGTCGTCCATGACCGCGGCGATCAACGAGCAGGAATACGTGCCCGGTCGAATCAGCTCGACGGGGATGTTCGACGAGGAAGGCATCACGACGACGGTCGTGCAGATCGAGCGCGACGGCGACAAGCTGGCGCTCGTTGCAGCAGGGGAACGCGGCACGCCTGCGCCGAACGTGGCCGGCAGCAAGCCGAACCTGATCCCGTTCAACACGGTGCACCTGCCGCAGCGTGCGGCGATCAAGGCCGACGAGATCCAGAATCTGCGCGCGTTCGGCTCGGATAGTGAACTGGAAACGCTGCAGAACTATGTCAACCGTCGCTTGGCAAAGATGCGGCGCATGCTCGACGCGACGCACGAGTTTCACCGGCTCGGCGCGATTCGTGGCGTGATCCTCGACGCGGACGGCAAGCGCGTCGTCGCGAACCTGCTCGACAGTTTCGGCATTAAGCAGCAGGTCGTCGAATACGAGCTGTCGAATCCGAAGACCGAGATCCGGATCAAGAACGAAGACACGCTCGAAGCAATCGAAGACGCGCTCGGCAATGTGCCGTTCACGGGTGCGCGCGCGTTCTGCGGCAGCAACTTCTGGCGCAAGCTGCTGACGTTGCCGACCGTCAAGGAAACGTTCCTGAACACGGCGGCAGCTGCCGCGCTGCGTGGCGATCCGCGCGGTTCGATCGAGCTGGACGGCATCGTGTTCGAGCGGTATCGCGGTGCCGTGGGCGGTGTCCCGTTCGTCGGTCCCGACGAGGCGTATGCGGTTCCCGAGGGTGTGCCGGATCTGTTCATCTCGCGCTTCGCGCCGGGCGACTACACGGACGCCGTGAATACGATCGGCCTGCCGTACTACGCGCGGCAGGAACTGATGCCGTTCAACAAGGGTGTCGAGATCGAAGCGCAGTCGAACCCGATCCACCTCTGCACGCGCCCGCGTGCATGTATCCGTCTGATGGCCTGACATGGCGTTCCGGGATCTGATCGCGGACGTCGACTCGGCCGTGCTGCGCGATCTCGGCGACGCGGATATCACGATCGACGGCCGGCCCGTCGAAGGGATGTTCGCATCGCCGTGGCTCGGGCCGGATCTCGGCAGCCAGCGCACGCAACTGGTCGCGCCAGTGTTCCATCTTCAGGACGGCGCTGCAGTCGCAGTCCGGCAGGGAAGCGTCCTGGTCGCGAACGGTGAACGGTATCGCGTGCTCGAGGCGCAGCCGGACGGCACGGGCTGGACGATCCTCATTCTCCAGTAGCGCATATGGACGACGTAAAAATCGAGATCAACATCAACGAGGTGACGGCCGTTTTGCAAGGGCTGTCATCGTCTGCGATGCGGGCCGCGTGGCGGCGCACGTTGCGCAAGACGGCAGGGTGGATCAAGAGCCAGACCGCGAAGGAGGTCGGGGCGGCGACGAAGATCCCGCAGAAGGTGATCCGTCGCCGGATCTATTTCTTCCTGCGGTCGGCCGACACCGGCAAGGTCTGGCTTGGCCTGAACCCGATCGAGGCGCATCGCCTCGGCAATGCGATGAAGACGCGCAAGGGTATGCGCGTAGGGCGCCAGAGCTTCGAGGGGGCGTGGCGGCAATCGAAGCGCCAGCCGGATGGGCCGATCTACGAGCGCGTCGGCAAGGAACGCATGCCGTACCGGATGGTGACGGTTCAATGGCAGCAGACGGGCGATCCGGCATTCCGACGTGCTGCGAAGGCGTGCGAAGACAGGTTGTTGGTGATCCTCCAGCAGGAAGTGAACTACGAACTACTGAAGGCGATACGACGTGCTTGAGAACCTGAAACAGTTACACGACGCGATCGAACAGGGGCTGCGCAGCAAACTGCCGGCGATGAAGCGGATCGAGGCGTACCCGCGTCTCGGTCAGAAGATCGAAACGCCGTTGATCGCTATCGAACTGAGCGAGTTCGAACCCGGTCACGACGATGGAACCGACAACGTGCCGCTGATCGCGCGCATGCAGGCGCGCATCGTGTTCGATCCGATCGACGAGGGTGCGGAGCTGGCCGTGCGCGAGGTCGCGGCCCGCGTCGCGATGGCGGTGCACATGCAGACGTGGGATCTGCCAATTACGCCCGGCAAGGTGGTGCAGGTCGCGGAGGATCCGTTCCGTCCGCAGCTCGACACGTATTGCGTGTGGCTCGTCGAATGGACGCACGAATTCGGTCTCGGCATGGCGCTGGGCGAAATCCCGGACGGGCCGATGATTCTGTGGGGCGTCGATCCCGACGTTGGTCCCGGCAGTGAAGGGCAGTATTGGGATCCGGCGGATGAACGGGGGGCGGGCGCATGAGCGATTACGAGCTGGGCGAGATCGATCGCCGCATGGCGTGCATGGTGCAACACGGCACCGTCGAGGGCGTCACCTACCAGCCGCCGATGTGCCGCGTTCGCATCGGCGCATGGGTCAGCGACTGGATGCCGTGGAAGACGGCTGCTGCGGGCGCAGTGCGCTTCTGGCGCCCGCCGTCCGTGGGCGAGCAGGCGACGATGGTCGCGCCGTCCGGCGATCTGGCCGGCGCATACGCGATACCGGGCTACTACTCGGACCAGCACGGCGGCTCGGCGCGGGCCAGTCCGGCTGAAACCGCGTGGGACTATCCGGACGGCGCGTCGGAGGTGTACGACCACGAGAAACACGAATACCGCGTTGATGTGCCGGCCGGCGGCAGGATCGTGTTTCGCATCGGCGGCACCGAGCTGGAGCTGCGCGCGGACGGCGTGACGCTGCGCACGCAGCAGCTGCTCGGCGATATCCCGGATTCGACGTTCACCGGGAACACGACGACGGAGAAGCTGCTGACGTTCAACGGCGGGATGCAGGGCAAGGGCGGCGTTGCTGGTGGCCCGGCTGTCCAGGTGAACGGCGGTGCACGCTATACGGGCGACGTCGATATCGGCGGCAAATCGTTCCTGCGGCACTCGCACATGGAACAGGGCGACGGTGCGCCGGTATCGCCGCCGCTGTAACGAGTCCATTCGCAAAGTCACTTTGCCCCGCTTGTGCGGGGCTTCGTTTTTTGGGGATCACAGATGGCAAAAGACAATGCACAGGCTGCAACTCGCGACGCACCGACCCGCGCGACGTATCTCGACACGAAATTCCGCAGTCGCGTGATCGTGTTTCCGGACGGCGACGTGCTGCACGTTGCTGCCGGCGAAGTCGTCGCGACGACCGCCGCGCATATCGCCTATCTCGACGCGAATGCGGATTACAAGCGTCTCGAGGAGCGCGGATGAGCAGGTCCGGATCGCTGGTCGGCATGGACAGGTGGACCGGAAGGGCGATCAGCGGTGTCCCGCACCTGATACAGAGCATTGCCGACATTCTCGGCACGCGCAAGGGAAGCCGCCGCGAGCGTCCCGAGTACGGATCGGACATCCCGCTGATGGTCGACCTTCCGATTACGCGCGGATGGGTGTCTGCCGCGCAAGCCGAGGCTGCGCGCGCGATCGGACGATGGGAGCCGCGCATCAGGCTCGCGCAGGTCAAGGTGCTGTCGGTGGTCGACGGCAAGGTGACGTTTGCGATTCGCGGCGAGTACGACGGCGCGGCTGTTGAAATCGAGGTGCCAACATGACGATCATCGATCTTGCTTCGCTGGACCCGCCCGACCTTGTCGAGTTGATCGACTTCGAGGCGATGTACCAGATGAAGCTCGCGCATTTCAAGGCGATCTATCCGGACTGGACGGCCGCGCTGGAGTCGGATCCGGTGGTGAAGCTGCTCGAGCTGGCGGCTTACGAGGAGATTCGCTTCCGCACGCGCGTGAACGACGCGGCACGGGCGGCGATGCTCGCTTTCGCAACGGGTGCCGACCTGGAGCATTTGGCGTTGCTGTTGGATACCGAGCGGGCGGTGGTCGATCCGGGTGACCCGAACGCCGATCCGCCGATTCCGCAGCGAATGGAGTCGGACGAGCGCTTGAAGCTGCGCGCCCAATTGTCGCCTGAGCGGGCAACCGTTGCCGGCCCGTTTGCCGCGTACCGGTCGCTCGCGATGGACGCCTCGGCCGACGTGCTCGACGTCGCGGTGGATCGACCCGAACCAGGAACGGTGCGGCTGACCGTCATGTCGGCGAAGGGTGATGGCGTGCCGGATCAGGCGCTGATCGACATCGTCCGCGCGAAGGTCTCGCCGGAGACGGTGCGGCCGCTTAACGATACGGTGCTGGTCGAGCCTGCGATCAAGATCGAGTACGCGATCGATGCGCTGATCTATGTCGGAAGTGGTCCGGATCCGAATGTGGTTCGTGACGCGCGGCGCAAGGTGCTCGACGGCATCGTCGCGAAATCGCGTCGGCTGCGTGCGGGCATGCCGCGATCCGCGATCGAAGGGGCGTTGCATGCGCCGGATAGCGGCGTGACGGGTCTCGATCTGTCGACACCCGTCGACAACGTCGTGTGCGGCCCGCGCGAGTTTGCGCACTGCACGGGCATTCGTGTCGAGGTGAAGGCCGATGAGTCGTGAGGCACTACTTCCGGCGAATCAGACGCCGCTTGAGGCCGCGCTCGCCAAAGTGATGCGGCCGAGCGTGGATCCCGAGATCCTGCGCACGTTGTGGGATGCGGATCGCTGCCCGACCGCGTGGCTGCCGTGGCTCGCGTGGGCGCTTGCCGTCGACGGCTGGGAGCTGGCGGAATCGGAAGACGCGCGACGGGCGCTGATCAAAGGATCGATGGCGCTGCATCGGAAGAAGGGGACACCTTGGGCGGTTCGCGAGGTGATTCGTCGGTTCGGCTTTGGTGAAGTGACGATCATCGAGGGTCGCAGCGGTCGCCGTCGTGACGGCACGATCGTGCGGAACGGGGAACAGGTGCACGGCAAGGCGAGCGCATGGGCCGAGTACATCGTGAAGCTTGATCAGCACATCACGCGCGATCAGGCGGATCGGCTTTGGAAGGCGATCGAGCGTTATGCGCCCGCGCGCAGTCAGCTTGTATCGCTCGATTACTCCGCCGTGCCGATCCGCCACAACGGCGTCGCGCGGCGCGATGGACAGTACAGCAGAGGGAGCATTGCATGAGCAATCTCATTGAAAGTGACCGTTGGGAAGACGGTATTTACCAGCTCGAGACGTCGGATCCGGTCATTGGCGGTCCGGACGGCGTCGACAACTTGCAGGCGAAGCAGCTCGCAAATCGAACGCGGTTCCTCAGGAGGTTGGTTGAGGCCGGCCAAAGTAACTTGGACGCGCACGCGAATTCGGTCGACCCGCACCCGCAATATGCGACAAAGACTGACCTTGCGCAGCGGCTCGCAGAGTTGGTCGGGCAGTCGCCCGCCGCGCTCGATACGTTGAAGGAACTGGCGGAGGCGCTCGGCAACGATCCGAATTTCGCGACGACCATCACGAATGACCTTGCGAAGAAGGCCACGATCGATTCGCCGGTTTTCACCGGGACGCCGAAGGGGCCGACGCCGCCGCAGTTCGACAGCAGCACCAAGCTGGCGACGATGGCTGCGGTACAGCGCGCTTTGGGCAACTTCCAAGCCATCTCGAGCTTGTCATCGGCCGTAACGCTGACTGCAGCTGATGCGGGCAAAGCGTTCACGCTGAACACCGGGGCAAGTGTCACGCTTCCGTTATTCTCGTCTGTACAGCCGGGGGCGTCGTTTTTGTTTATCAACGCCGGGCCGACTATGACGATTTCTCGTCAGGGAGCCGACTTAATCTTCGGGCCGAGTGCGGCACAGAACGGCTCTTTGGTCGGAAATGCAACCGGCGTCACGCTTCAGACCGGCGACTGGTGCATCGTCACGGCGATGGTCGCGTGGGAAGTGGTCGCCGGATCCCCCCTTCTGACGCTCAACAACGGAGCGTTCGGTGCGGTTCTCGCGCCCGCGGGCTATCAGAAGCTTCCGAGCGGGCTGATTGTTCAGTGGGGGGCGATCGGGAACGTCACTACGTCCGCAACCTCGGCAAATTTCCCGATTGCCTTTACGTCCGCAGTTTATTCCGTAAGCCTTACCGCAACATCGAATTCGGCCGTGGCTGCCTCTCTCGTGAGTGCCAGTAACACGGGTGTCAGCGCGGTTGTTTCGTCCGGCAACGTTGCTGTCGGATTCGTCGCAATCGGAAAGTGATTTTGGGATCTCTACGTTATGGGCCAAAAATACGCAGCATTTAGCGCGCAAGGCGCGATCACGGCTTTTTACGATAGTGCTGACAGCCCCGTCCCGCAGGGGGTATCTGTTATCGCTATCAGCGAACAGCAATGGCTCGATCTCATTAGCGCGCAGTCGGTTGGCAAGCGTCTTGTGGTCGACGTTGCCGGGAAGCCGGTCGCACTCGATCCTTTACCCCCGACGCGTGCAGAGATCGCCAGTGCCAAGCGTGCGGAGCGTGACTCGGCGCTTGGTGCGACCGACTGGCTTGTCGCGCGACACCAAGACGAAAAGTTGCTTGGAAACGGGACGACGCTGTCGGCCGAGCAGTTCGTGATGTTGCTGAGCTATCGACAGTCGCTGCGGGAATGCAGCGGAATGCCGAACTGGCCCGATATCACGCTGCCATTACCACCGCCGTTCGTCAGCGAACAGGGCATCGCGCCCGCCTGACGCGCGCTTTCAATCACTCGCAATGCAGGGCCGCTCAAAACGAGCGGCCCTTTTTCTTTGTGGCTTTCTCGGAGACCTGAATGGCTGCTACATCCTTCTATCACGGCGTGACGACCGTGCTGGTCGATACCGGCCCGCGCACGATCGCGGTGCCGTCGACGTCTGTCGTCGGCATCGTCGACACTTACACGCCGGGTGCGGGTCTCGTCGCACCGAACGTGCCTGTCCGCATCACGAGCGAATACGACGCGGTCGCCGCGTTCGGCGAGACGAGCGCGATCACGCGCTCAATTCAGGGCATTTACAAGCAGAGCAAGACGGTGATGGTCGCTGTCGGCGTCGCTACCGATCAGGACGATGCGAAGCTGACGTCCGCGGTGATCGGCGGTGTCACCGCCGGCGGTGCGCGTACCGGCCTGCAGGCGCTGCTCGACGGCAAGTCGCTGTTCGACCTCAAGCCGCGCCTGCTGATCGCGCCTGGTCATACGGCCAAGCAACCGGTCGCCACGGCGGCGGATTCGCTCGCCGCGAAGCTGCGCGCGATCGCGATCATTGACGGCCCGAACACGACCGACGAGGCCGCGATCGCGTACGCGAAGAACTTCGGCAGCAAGCGCCTGTACATGGTCGATCCCGGCGTGCGGTATTGGGACACGGCGGCGAACGCCGACGTCGACGCACCGGCATCGGCATACGCGGCCGGCCTGTTCTGCCAGACTGACGCGGCGATCGGCTTCTGGGCGTCGCCGTCGAACAAGGAGATCGCCGGGATCAGCGGCACGAAGCGCCCGATCGAATTCCTCGACGGCGACGAGACGTGCCGGGCGAACCTGCTGAACAACTCGTTCATCACGACGATCATTCGCGACGGCGGCCCTCGTCTGTGGGGTAACCGCACGCTGTCGGCCGATCCGAAATGGTCGTTCGTCACGCGCGTTCGCACGCTCGACATCGTCATGGATGCCGTGCAGGCCGGCCACAAGTGGGCGGTCGATCGCGGCATCACGGCGACGTACGTCAAGGACGTGACCGAGGGGCTGCAGGCGTTCATGCGCGATTTGCGCGCGCAGGGGGCGATCATCAATTTCGAGGTCTACCCGGATCCGAAGCTCAACTCGGCGTCGCAGCTCGAGCAGGGCAAGGTGTACTGGAATATCCGGTTCACCGATGTTCCGCCGGCCGAAAACCCGATCTTCCGTTTCGAGGTCACGAATCAGTGGCTCACGGAAGTGCTCGACATGCAATCGTAAGAGGTAACACATGGTTCCGGAAACACTGAACAACATGGCGTTGTACGTCGACGGGCGCGGCTTCGCAGGCCGCTCGCCGGAAGTCAATCCGCCGAAGCTGAAGCTCAAGACCGAGGACTACCGCGCGGGCGGGATGGATGCCCCGATCAAGGTCGATCAAGGGATGGAAGCCTTGCAAGCCAGCTTCTCGATGGGAAGCCTTGAGCGCGATGTGCTGAAGTTCTTCGGGCTGGCCGATGGAAATGCATTCAATGGCACGTTTCGTGGCGCGTTCCGCGACACGAAGGGCAAAGTGAAGGCAGTGGCGGCCATCATGCGCGGGATGCTGTCCGAATACGATCCCGGCAGTTGGAAGCCCGGCGATAAATCGGAGGTCAAGTACACGGTGGAGCTGAGCTACTACAAGATGGAAATCGACGGCGCGGTGGTTCATGAATTCGACGTGCTCAACATGATCCGCATGATTGACGGCGTTGACCAGCTCGCGGAAGTGCGCAAGGCGCTCGGCATGTGACGCCGGCCGGCGTGACGGCCAAAGTTACTTTTTCACCATCCACGGGGCGGCCATGCGGTCGCCCCGTTTCATTTGAGGAACACGATGGAAACCACCAAGATCAAGTTGCAGTATCCGGTCAAGTTCGATGGCGTTGTCCGTGACGAACTGGTGATGCGCCGGCCGAAGGTGCGCGATGTTCGCACCGCGAGCAAGCAGGCGTGCGGCGACGACGCGCAAGAAGAAATCATCCTATTCGCGCTGCTCGCGGATGTGGCTCCCGACGACATGGAAGCGATGGACATGGCCGATTACGAGGCCATGCAGCGTGCGTACAGCTCCTTTCGATCCGCTCGTCCGGCTTCCAATCGCGACCGTGAAGGCGCTGGCAAAACGGATGATGCGGGAGTTCAACGCGACGCCGCAGTCGGTTGACGACATGGCGCTCGACGATGTGGTGTGGTGGCTAACAGACTGAGCAGGGATTGAGCGGAGGCCGACATGGCACGGGATATTTCACTTGGCATCGTGATCGGCGGTGCCGTGTCGGCGACGCTTGGCAGGGCGCTCGCTGACACAAGCTCGCGGATCGCGGGGTTGCGCAGGGCCGCGACCGAGCGCGGCATGTGGCAGCGGCAGATTGGCGAGACCATTCGGCTGCAGGCCGAGTTTCGCCGGCTGCACCTGGCCGGCGATAGCGCAGCTGAAGGGATCCGGCGCAGGCTGGAAACGAACCTGAGCGCGCTGCGTGCGGCCGGGTTCGAGGTGGATCGGCTCGATCGGGCG